AAAGTCCAAGGTGAAGCCCAAGAAGAAAACAAAGGCTGAGCAAGAGAGGGAGGATGAAGAGGCTATGGCTTCTGCTATGACAGATGTTGAGGCTGATAAAATAAAACTCTTTGAAGAGGCATACAAGGAAGGGAATAAGGTTCTGCCGGATGATAGTGATACTATCGCTCAAGCCACACGAGAATGGGATAAGGCTCAAAGTGATATTGAAGGATTACTTAAGAAGAGGAAGGAATTTGAGAAGGAGTTAAAAACTGCGGAGGAAACCAATGACACTGAGGGCGCAAGCAATATGCGAAGAGAGATAAAACGCATTGACATTGAGGGGAAACTGACTGCCCAATTGGCTAATAAGATAATGGGTCAGTTGGATAAGGAGAAAAGATACAATGAAATACAAAAAATTATGCTGGATAAGAAATGGCAGAATGATTATAACAAATGGGCACAGAAAAAAGAGATGAGCGGAAAAGGTAAAGTCTCAATGTCTAAAAAACAATTCGTTAAGGAACACAAGAACCTCTTGGGGGTCTTAAAGAGAGGTAAGAAGTCTGAACTCCGGGCTGAGGCTAAAGACCAATCCGAAGAACTTGAAAAAGTCCTTAAAGGTGCTGGGATATTTGACTGGCTCTTTAAAAAGAAGGCTAAGGTTGCTCCAGAACCTCGGGCACCTCCACCTACTGAGGAAGAAAAGGAGGCAAGGAGAAAACAAAAAAGAGAAGGAACCCAGAGGGCTATGGAATTGATTAATAGAGAAAATGAACTAAGGAGAATTGCTCCAGAAATGAAACGGTTGAATGATGAGATGATGAAAGCCCAAGCAGAAATTGATGAACTCCAGAGGAATATAGAAGGTGTTGAACTCCAGAACCAATGGGACAATAGACCAACGGCAAAGGGTGCTGATATAAACAAGGTTAATAGACAATTTGCTGACAAGGTTAGAAGGTCTCAGAGGAAGATTGAGCAGTATCAAGATGTAATATCTGACATCCGAGGACAAATACAAAGACTAAGAGGCTATGGAAATTGTGCGACAAAGAGTAGCACCTCTGTTTCCCCAGAGCCTCCAGCACTCCTTGACGCAAGAAGTGATGAAGAGATTGTTGCGCTATTCAAAGAACTCTATGAAAATGCCTCCCAAGAAGAGATTTATGCTGATGTCCTTGAGGCTGTTGTTGAACTCTGGGAACACATTGGAAGTGGCTTAGACTTCTTTAAAAAGAATTACACAAGACAAACTGAAAAATGGCTCATAAGAATAATAAAACAAAAAATAATGATTGGAAGACAATTCTTAAAATACGCAAAAGGTCAAGCGAAAGAAGAGGTTGAGAGTTTCCTTAGAAGTGCGAGTAATATCCTTGATACTTTAACAGATTGTCAGAACCCAACCAATGAAGAAGATGAACTGCCGGAGGTCAGAGGCTCTGGTCTCTGGGATACAATGAAAGATATTGTCAATCCAGATAAAATAAAGAATGAATTCCTCAATCCAGATAGTGTATTAAGAAGAAGAGTTGCCGATGTATCCAAAGGAGTGCGTTTAGATTATCCTCCATCAGCACGAAAAACTCTCCAGAAATACGGAGAAAAGAAGATACTCAGCCTTACTCTAAGAAGAGACCCAGTTGGCTCTGCTATAAACAATGCCTTTAATATCCTATCTGCCGGGACTTGGTCAAAGGCGAAGAAGGCTGAGAACTTTGACAGACTATTCCATTTGGGTCTCTTAGCAACTCTTGAAGGAAATACTCAAATACTAATAGAGAAGAATGAGGTCATATACATTGGTAATCCGAAACCAAGACAACCAGATACAGAAACCCTTAATATCCCAGCACCAAGCGACACCACATTACTTTCTTTCCTTCAGAGAGCCGAAGATGCTCAAGGAGAAGCCTTCTTCAGATATGACCCCTTTAAATTCAATTGCCAAGACTTCGTATCTGGATTGCTCGGAGCAAACGGAGTGCTCACAACCAAAGCAAAGCAATTCATCAAACAAGATGTGGATGCCTTGGTGTCTAAATTGCCTTCCTATGTTGCGCCAGTAGCCAGAGCAATCACTGACCTTGGAGCGCTTGTGAATGTTGCCGTAGAAGGCGCTGGAAAACAGTCAGCGGAAAGGGCAACCCGGGGCAACCCCAAATTTGAAGCCCAACTAAAAAAAGAAGGTATTGAACCGTCTGCTTACCTTGAAGAGGCAAAGAGACGAGCCAAGGAACACCATTACCCTTATAAACTACTTGGTTTCGCAACAGATGGGAAGCACAAATTAGCAATCCCAGACGAGAACGGACGTGTCTTAGCCTTTGGAAGGGTAGGATATGGAGACCACATTATTTATTCTCATTTAGAAAAGGCTGGGAAAGTGCCACCGGGAACTGCGAAGAAGAAGCAGAATGTCTTCCAGAAATCTCACTCAAAGATAAAAGGGGATTGGAAATCAAACCCTTTCTCTCCAAACAACTTGGCTCTAAAGATTTTATGGTAGGTTCTGGCGGGACTGATACACACAATCCACTCATATCCTTTGTAGGGGATGACTGGAATGTTTTAATGGTTGCGATGAATTGTAGGATGTCCATTCTGTTATTAGGCGTCATAATATCCAACCAATGCGTTATAGACCCACATCTTGCCAAGGGTCGGGAGAGGTGTCGCAACACCCACTGTAGCCATTGACACATTGACGGTCTGATTACCACAAGTCGCTAAGGCTGGAGCCAAAACATTTGCCGTGCCGATTAGAGCACCGCCAGCGCTACTCAACACGGGCTGAGCATAGACTGGTTGCTCAATTAGACCTTGGACAAGTGGATTATACACACTGAACACCGGTGTCCAATTCGGGAATTGGACTAAACCCGGCACAACTGCGTATGAGTATCTGTTTGATGGATTGATGTATGCCGGACTGCCGGAGGAAAAGGCAAAATTTGCTGTTCCAGTTGAGCCTTGGAAGCCCAAGGGGAGCCAGAATGAATTATTTGACGGGGCTGTTCCAGCCGTTGTTGCCGTCCAGCACACATATAGAGCCACGATACTTCCACCCGTTAGTTGGACTGGCTGACCGACAGAGTAGGCAAGAGTGTTGTCCCACTCTGGAAAGTTGGCGTATAGGACTTGAAGTTCTTTTAAATCCAATGAAAATATGCCGTTAGATACTGTTGCGTTCATCCCACCAATGGAGCGGAGAATGCTTCTCAGACCAAGAACCCCTTCATTACTTACCAATATCTGAGATGGGGTTCCGTTATCTACACTAACACCCGTTCCACCGGCAAGTGTAAGAGCACCAACCTTAGTATTCAGACTTTCAACTCCAGCAACGGAAGGACTTCCACCGCCGGAGACTGCCTTCCAGTAAATTGATAATGATGAAGGTGCTTGTCCAGCGCCAGATAATAGCGCCATATACAGCACGGGGTCTGATGCTCCAGAAGTTGTATAACTTACAATATCACCGGGGTAATAAGTTGTCTCTACATCCCACCAAGGCTCACCGTCTTTAACAACTTTCCAATATGCCGTATTTACCACATTGCCGGTTTTTGGAGATTGCCCGGTTCCCGCTTGGATACTCACATAATTAGCAGTTGTTGAGAAGCCCCCGGTAGATGTATATCGCACCAAGTTGCCAAGAGAATAAGGCACTGATGCTGACCACAACGGGGCGTTTGTGCTTACCGGAAGTGAAGCAAGAGTTCTTGGAGCCGTTGTCGCCATTCTATACTATATATATACATTTTACATTAGCCGGGCGGATAATCCAAGACGCTTCTTACCAGCACCCATTCCACCCGTTCCAGCACCCGTTCCATAGCCAACGGCTCCCATAGCGCCCTTGACTTGACCCATCATACCATCACCGGGAAGAGCATTCTTAACGGCTGACACAACGGGTTTTGTCTGCTCATAGATGTCCTTCGCCTTTGAAAGCATTGACCCAAGGGAACCAAAGGAAATACCTCCAACAAGGCGCTGAAGACCAGCACGGGTCTGAGCAGATGCCATTGGCGCTGAAATGATGTCTTGCTCTGAGAGAACACCCTTGATGATACGGGAGGAGCCACGGATACTCTCAAAGAAACCGGAGTTCGCCGTGATTACATAGAGTGTAGGGACTACACGGTATTTGAAGGTGTTCGCAACCGTTAAGTTAAACTGGAGTGTGAAGTTGCCTACAAGTGAAGGTGCTTGTCCGGGCTGGAGCGTGATGTCCTTAGAAGGCTTTAGCACAAGGAAGCCACCAACCGTGGAGCGCAACTGACCCGCAAACTGGAAGGGTTCTGCGGGAGCAGTGCCGTTGAGTGTCTGACCCGCTGGTGTTGCGTTCTCAGAACGGGCAAGACCACACCAAGTATTCCAAGGCATCTGGAGACCGTTGCTGACTGACATCTGATAGAGTTCCTCAGCCGTGTGGGATGAAAGGAGACCGGAGAAGTTGTCAAAGTTAATTGAGAGAGGGTTCTTAACATCTGAGTTGAAGGAGTTCGCAACGGGTAAGTAGCAATCACCATACTCATTTGACTGAGGGTCGGGCTGACCGCTTGATTGTGATGCCTTGACATAGATGATTAGGAGGTCTGGGATTTGGGGGAGTGTGATTGTCTGGGACTGGAGTTGAAGAGTTGCTCCAGCCTCAATTGTTCCATTCTGTTGCTGAGTAATGTAGCGGGGGAACTCCATATATGGGACAACTGACTTGGGAGGAAGGGGAACATCAAGAGAAGGCGTTAGGAACTGAACATTAACAACCGTGTTCGCCCAAGGACCACCGGAGGCACTATTATTCCAAGTGACTCCAGAAATCACGGGACCCGTTCCAACGGGGTAGGTTAAGTCAGATGAAGCGGGAGGACCCGTGTTAGAGCGGGTGCGAAGGATACGCTCAAGAGGCTTGCCGGACTTGAAGTTCATTATCAACTGGATGTTGTTAATTCCGAAAAGACCCGTGTCATCCTCACAATCATCTGCGAATACAAAGGGTGAGAGAACAAGTTTCTCAGTTGAACGGAAGCCGAAGAAGAGAGGGTATGTTGTGGAGGCGGTGGGGGCTGGAACTGGTTTCACAATAACTGGAACGCCATTGGCGAAATTGACTGTAGTTGTTCCAACTGTGTAAGAGCCTTCTCGGGCACCCGTTAGAGGGTCTACAAGTCCTAATGATGACAGGGGCGTTCCATTGGGGTCAGTCCAGAAGAAGCCACCAAAGGCACCGTTGGGCTGTTCATCAACATTCATCGCCTCAGCAAATCCAGCCATTGGGTCATTCACACACCGGAGACCCGTTCCGTTCCACTGATACTTGTCAAGCATTGTTGGGCAAGTGCGCTGGAGGAGGTTCTTCTTATAGTTCGTAAGGCGCATTACTTCCATAAGAACATCTTGGGAGTTAATAACAGAGGTTGTGTCATTAATTGTTGCGGTCATTGTCTGACAGAGGTAATTGAGGGGAAGTGGCGCAAGGGCGCAGTCCGTGCCGTAGGAAACAATAGGAGTTGTGAAATCAACTGCGCTATTAACATATGTAGCGCTGAGGGAGGCGCTCATCTGGAAGTAAGCCGTTCCAGACCAACGAACAGCCCTATCAACAAAAACATTCTCGGAAGGAACATAAATGTTAAAGGTCTGCTGGGAGGAGGTGGATGCGATTGCGTTGAAGGGCGCATTCGTAAGCGAAAGGGCACCCTTCTCAACTGCGTAGCGGGGCTTGGACTGGATGATGCGGTCATCAAAAACGCTCTCCTTCTGGATGTCGGCGCTCATTCTATACTTAGTCTCAACAATATAATTTTGACACATTCTCAGAGCAATGGGTGAATTTCACCCGGGAACTCAGAAAATTAATAATTTGTTAGGCGTTCGGTTTTATCCTCATCCTTCTTTTTGCGGAACATCATCTTAATGGAAACCGAAGAGAGGTTGAACATTCTCAGAGGATACAATGTATTATTCAATCGGTTCTTCCAGAAGACTTGAATGTCTATGTTCTTGATTTCAGCCTTGGAATTCTGGAAATCACACATTCTGTATTCGGCAACTGGCGCATAGTAATTCATCTTACGCCAAGCATAGGGGTCGTTGGACAAATCATTCGCAATATCCGTAATAATAGGCTGGAAGGCAGAAGGTGCCGTTGCCGTAGTGTTTCCAATGTTTCCAGTGCCGAATACATTCGGAGGGGCAGTTTGCTCATTCTGGAGGGGAAGCAAGTTGCTCGTAAAGACAAGACTTTCAATAGGAGACCATAGAGTGCTTGTGCTGGGACATTCTTGCGTCATCCGAATAAAGTTCGTTCCAGAGTATGTTGATGCCGGGATAATAGAAGTCTTCGGAATTACATTGGTTCCAAGGTTCTGGATTTGAACTATCATTTTATAAACATAGCCGTATGGGAATGGTGAGGAAACCGTGGTTGGCTCATCACCATTAGGTGTATTCCAGTTCTGAGCATAGAAGTTTGAGAACAAACCCTCCATATTCTGGGTCATCCACAAACCAATCTTAGGCACCGTAGGGTCGTTGGTCTGAAGATAAACATCTGGATAGGTTATGCTGAATTTCAATGTTGAACTATCATATGACATTACCGGGGTTGGGAAGGCAACCAGCCAAGAGGCAAAGTCCGGGTAGTTGGCTGTGGTCAAGGCACGGTAGGCGTTGTATAGTGCTAAATTCGCCGTAGCAAGTGCCGTCTGACAAAGAGAAACCCAGTGCTGGAAGGTATAGACCCAATAATACCGGGAGGTAAGGTCTTGGGGGCGACCGAGTTCATTAGAGGCAACCGACCAAATCGGTCTTGTTGTTCCATTTGTATTGATAATGACGGCATTTAATGCTTGTCCAGCCACTGTGTTCTCATTAGCCCGGTAATAGATTTTCTCACCCAATAAGTTGTTATTAGATACAATATCTCCCTTGTTATAGACATTTGTAATGACCCACTGACCAACATAGTATGGGGATGATGGAGGTGTTGGAGTTGGGGCAAGGATGTCATTCTGGGTCTCCGGGATATACTCAACATATGTGATTGGCGGAGTAATTATACGGTTTGTTCCCCCGATTTGAATGTTAAGAGATATGCCGAAGCCATACTCTGTGAGATTGGGGTCAGTCTGCCCAGTGTTGCTCTGGATTGCCGGGATGAATAGAGGCAAATCCTTGTTCGCTCCGTTAATAACAAACCGAATAATACTAAACTGATACTGAGATGCGTCCTTAATAAGAGGTAAATCTCTTGTCTCATTGAACCTCACAATGGGGTCAATGGAGGCATACCCCTCAGCATCTGTGTCATCTGTTGTGTTATTTACTATTGAGGCGTTGTAATACAAAATGTCCGGGTCAGACTTTGACCCTATTGTTGTCCAGTTGCTCATATATGAACGGCTCATTCTCTATGCTTTATCAATATATTATTTGCCTAACATTTGCGCAGTGAGGGCTGACACGAAATCATCCGGGGTCATTCCAGTGCCGTCCATCACCTTCTTGTATTTCCCAATTGTATAAGGAGCATATAGACATCGGACTACGGAATGGCGACCACAAGTATTTATGTCTGCCTTGTCCTTTTGGAAGGCATAATGATTATATATAACCTTCTTCCCGGAGGCTCTGAGTAATTCTGTAAGATACGGGGAAGCCTCATCAAGTTCTTGGAGTTTAGACATAGGGACATTATCAAGGGCTTGTTCTGGGGCTTCGCCATACGGGTCAAAGTATTCTACTGTTCCACCTTTATTTAACATACAGACCCAGTGTCCGGAGGAATGGTCTTCCGTTAAGTAAAGCATAATACAACGACCCTTCTTATCAAATGCCTCATTGATTGACTTCATTTCCCCGAGTTGAGGGTATGTTATGATGCTGATGTCATCTCCTAATATCTTCCTAATGTCATCATCAGATAAGGGATATGAACGAATTTTCCCCATTCCTTTTTCTACCTTTGACATTATCACTACTATAGTAGATGAGTTTTGTCAGCCCCCTCAATAAGCAACAAACAAAAAAGACCAAGGTGGTTGAACCCACTGAATTACCCCTATTCAAGCCGGAGAAACTCACCCTAACAAAATCGGAGGCAAGGAAGGTGCTTCATCATTCTGGAGAACTTTCGCATTCCCAGATTGCTTGGACACAGAGGTGGCTTGTTCAACGCATTCGGGAACGCAGTCTTCCTCCTCAACTTGCTGGGGCAGACGCATTCGGACAGATTTTGAGGTTTCTATCTCCGAATGATGCTCTGGCGCTTTTTGATGATGTTCGGAATGATTTTGCTCGGACTGTTGGTGGTGCTCTTGTGTCCCCCCACGACGAGAAAGATGACTTGTCATTTCTGGAGGCTCTGGCGTGTGAGGCATATCACGAACATCAATCCCAACCTCCAACTTCTTCCCACAACAGTCCGAAATCAGACGACGACCCTTAACTGCCTCCCAGACTTTGTATAAAAGTCCAATAAGAATTATTGAACTTGTGCTGACCCCAGCAGTTGCTAAATATACTTCCATTCTAATAGTATGCCCAGAGTAAATGTTGATGTCTTATTAAGACACTTGAATGCTCTCCATATGGCTCTTTATGCGATATGGATAGAATGTAAAAACAATAGTGTGTGTGAGGATTTGATGGAGGAAATCCGGAGGCTTGAGGCTCTCATTGGAACTCTGGAGCCACTTGGGGAGGGCTAAAAGACCCACCAACCATCAAAGGTGATTGTGCCTCCTTGAGTTGAACCCCCGCCACCACTTGTATAAAACATTACCCAAGGTGTGTTGGTGTTGGTAGTTTGGTGGTGGAGTGTTATTGTTTCCGTTTGTCCCGTTACTGCGCCAAATACATAGGTTATGTTGATGTCTTGATTTACTGTGTTTAGCCCGTTAGTGCCGTTGCCGTTCTTGACCCAGAAATACCACGGTGGAAGGGTTGTGCTCCCTAAATAGGCATTGATTGTTAGGCTCCCGGGGGCGTTTGTGGCGCTTGATGTTAAATTCAAATATCCTCCGAGTGTGAAAGCTGTCGTGTTGAAATTAACGGTTAGATTTGTTGCGTTAAATCCGGGATTAACAATGGGGGTTGGAATGAGAGCGCTGAAATTGATTGGTGTTATGCCTCCTACCGGGGTTCCAGCAACTATACCACTTCCTACAAAATTTACACCCCCAGTTATTGTTGTCCCCCCATTTGCTGAGGCTGATGTTATGCCCCCGTTAGTGATTGTCCAAGCACCCGCAGTCGGGGCTGGAATTGAAATGCCCGTGCCAGCCACAAGTGATTGAACTGGGGCTGACCCCCCACTTGTCTCCAAGTTAATTGTGTTGCCTCCAGCCGGTTGTGTTATTGTGAGTGAGGTGCTTGTAAGAGTTATTGCTCCAATAAGTGGGGTTGCTCCAGTGCCCCCAGCAACTGAGAGAACTCCAGTGTTTTCTACTGTTATGACACTCCCCGATGCTGACACTTGAATTCCACTTCCCGCTCCATTAATTTCTATAGCACCGGTTAATGGGTTTCCATTCGGACCAAGACTTACAACTCCAGTATTCTCTATGCCTATTGTCTGCCCCGTTGTTGATACTTCTATTCCAACACCATTGTTGAGGATTTCTATGGCACCGCTTATTGGAGTTGCTCCAGTGCCTCCAGCAACTGTTATAACCCCAGTGTTTTCTACTGTGTAAGTTCCACCACTATTAATCACACTGATGCCGGTGCCGGCACCTACTGATTGAACTCCAGTGTTTGTTATCTCCCAATCTCCAGCAGTATTACTCACAGTTATACCAGTTCCACCACTTACTGATTGAACTGGGGCTGGTGGTGCCTCTAAATTGATGACGCCGGTGCTCGGGACTGTTATTGTGATTGTGTCGCCGATGCTTGTAAGTTCTACACCTCCAGTAATTGATGTTCCCCCCGTAAGTATTTGTTGAACTCCAGTGTTTGTTATCTCCCAAACTCCACTGGTATTATTCAAATCAATACCAGTCCCAGCAGTTAATGATTGAACTGGGGCTGGTGGTGCCTCTAAATTGATGGTGTTGGGGTTCGGGGCTGTTATTAAGAGACTGGCGCTTGTAAGGTCTACACCTCCAATAAAAACAGTCCCCCCCGCAGTTATTTGTTGAACTCCAGTGTTTGTTATATTCCAATCTCCACCACTATTACCCACTGTAATACCAGTCCCAGCAGTTAATGATTGAACTGGGGCTGGTGGTGCCTCTAATTTGATGGAGTTGGTTTGGGTGTCTGATGTTATTGTTAATGTGTTGCTTACAAATCCAATACCGCCAGATAGTTGCGCCCCCCCAGTGCCCCCAGCAACACTTACAACTCCAGTGTTTGATACGGATATTGTCTGCCCCGTTTGTGTTATGTCAATTCCAGAGTTTGCCGGGGCTTCAATCACTACTTGTCCAGTTAATGGGTCTCCGGTTCCAGCATTAACCGATAGAACTCCAGTATTCTCTACGGACAATGTTCCGTTGATAACTCCGCTGGTTGTTATGTCAATACCGGATTTAGCCATAAAGCCAACTGCTCCAGTTAGTTCTGCGCCCGATGCGCCTACACTGAGAACTCCAGAATTCCCTATTGTCCAAGTTCCCCCAGCAACTGGTGGAATACTAATACCAGTCCCAGCAGTCAGTTGAGCGCCAGTTATTTCAATGTTGGCTGCGGTGGGATTGATTGCTAATCCATTAGTCGCAGACATTGTTATGTTCCCTACCGCCCCAGCAACTGATAGGACTGCCGGGACTGTTGAACCAGTTGCCTCCAGTTTGATGGTGCCGGTGGTTCCCGCCGGTTGGGTTATTGCGATTGTGTCGCTTACAAGAGTTATTGCGCCATTTAGGGTCTGAAGACTGAGAACACCAGTATTCTGATAGGATACAGAGGGAATTCCAGAGCCAAGGGTGTTCAATGCGACCGTTAATCCAGATGTGGGGGACTGGGAGAAATCCAGAAATCTTGAGGCGATTTCAGTTCCTTCATTAGCACTGAGAATTGTGCCGGGGTATTCTAAAGTGATGGTGTTGGTTGGCATTTCTTCTGTTATTGTTAATGAGGCAGATGTTAAATTAATATATCCATTCAACTTGTTAAGAGTATCAACTCCCGATGTTGGGAGAGGAGCATTTCCACCTCCTCCACCCCAAGATGATTGAAGACCAGATAAACTCATTCTACTATAGTTCGGAACTTTAAAAGTCCGGGTTGCCCCGGGTTGCCCATTCCGCCAACTATTTTTATGGACGATTTTTGCTCAGACTGGAAATCCAAGAAATGTAGGCATCTCGTGGATTTCCCATCATTGGACGATAGACGATGCGATAGAAGTAGTCCCAAGTAGTATCCATCTATTAGGTGTTGAGAATTCACATAAAAAACTTGCGGAAGCCCGACCCGGGGCAACCCATAACCTAAAACGGTCTATTTCGGGGTTTTTCCGGGTTGCCGAAAATTCCGAAAAATATCTGGAACACTTTGCGGAATGGGCGACCCGGGGCAACCCGGACTTCCAAAGTCCCAACCTCTAAGGTTCCCCAACCTCTAAGGTTCCCCAACCTCTGAGGTTCCCCAACCTCAAAGGTTCCCCAACCTCTAAGGTTCCCCAACCTCTAAGGTTCCCCAACCTCTGAGGTGCCCCAACCTCTAAGGTTCCCCAACCTCTAAGGTTCCCCAACCTCTAAGGTTCCCCAACCTCTAAGGTTCCCCAACCTTTATGTTCCACTTTACTTGAAAATGAAGGAACCCAAAAAATTGATTAGGCTAATAGAAACCTATGGATACTATGAAATCGTGTAAAAAGTGTAAAACCAAGACACCCATCATTCCAGAGCATTCTTGTAGTCATTGTTCCATTCAATTATGTAGAAGGTGTGATGATACATCAAACTTTCTAAATTGGTGGGGTAAGGAACCCAAGGATAGGGATGGGGCAGAATTGTATCTTTGCCCAAAGTGTTTAGAGAAACATAAATCAATAGACTGAGAAATTACAGAAGGTTTGCTCAGCCTCATTTGTTTTTGTTCCCACACAAACTAACACATAGGTCTGCCCCGGCTTTAATGTAGCCGTGGCACTCACTGTGGGTGTTATATTATTATTAATTAAATGAAGAGTAAGATTACTCAGAGTTCCGCTCAATGCTGGAGGGGCAGAACCACTAATAGTTCCAGTGTTTTGATTACCCTCAGAGACTTTCAAGAGGCAATACCAACCAGCATTAACACCCCCAGCATTTAAAATAGTAAGGGAGACCTTATTTAGGTCTGGCGCACCAGTGGTCTGATTAGTCCCTTGCTGGAGGCATACAGTAGCCCCAAAATTTTCATTGGTTATGAACCCATTCATAATAGTTCCATTTACGGACGATAATGCTGTCCCATTCGCAGTGAAAGTGTTAAATCTATTCCTAAGAGGTTCCCCAATTGGAGTATTAGCAAGAGGACGATTAACAGACCACCTATCACCGGTAAGGACGGCATTCAATCCCAGTCCAGCAACAACATTAATCCCCCCCCCACCTCCACCTCCACCAGTGCCGGGGTCAATCCAAGAAGATTGTAGGGCTGAGGAAGACATTCTATAACAATACCACATAAATTATGTAAGGGAGAGATACGGCTGGCGTGTGTCGCCATCAACAAGTATATCAATACACTGGAGTAAGTAAATCTGTCCGGGAACAAGACCACTGGCACTAAAACTGACACTTCCACTCGGACTACCTCCAGAAACTGTTAGGGTTGCCGTTAGAGGCACAGTGGATGCGGGGAGACTACCAGTGGGGTCAATAACACCTTGCGCACCCTCACTAATTTTCAAGAAGCAATACCAACCCGGTTCAACAACACTCTCAGTATCCCACCCCAAGGCGAAATTAACCTTTGTGGCGTCTGGAGCACCAGTTCCATCAAGACCTTGCTGGAGAACAACAACATTCCCCCAACCATCAGTTGAGTATAAACCCATCAATATAGTCGGTGATGCCGAACTCCCTCCAGAATATCCCCAAATCTCATCCGCACTAAAAAAACCAGCACGAGCAACATTCACAGTTGCCCCCACTTGATTAACTATCAACCCCATACCACCCGTATATTGTGGAACAGCCCCAGAACTAACAGATTGAGCAGTTCCAGCACTATCAATCCAAGATGATTGGATACAAGACGCAGACATATACTTATACCCTATAAAAATTACACAACCATCCACTCAATAGTTGGCGTTTTGCTGACCATTGCTATACAATAAAGTCTGCCGGGTGTTAAACTTGCTTGTAGTTGGTCTCCAACAACCTTATATAATCCCGGAGTAGTGGGTGCGGGGTTTAATGCTGGGGGGAACAACGCCTTTACATCATCGGGATAACTGCTAAAAGCGCTATTCATCTGACCTTGACCAGCCTTTACGAGTAGATAATATCCGGGAACACTCTCATCATTTTGACTTCCCCAATCAAAATAGACCTTAGTGGGGTCTGGCGCACCAGTTCCATCAACCCCTTGGTTCATCCCCCCACCTTGAGCGTGCTCTAAGAGTTCAAGACCTTTAAAATCAGAATTTGGGTCTGATTGGTCTTCCCCAATCCCATTATAACCAGCATAGTTCCCCAATTCAATTTGACCTTGATTTCTTCCAGTCCTTATATCAACCCCCCACCCATCGTCAATACCACCACCACCACCACCACCACCACCACCACCCGTTCCGGGGTCAATCCAAGATGATTGGAGACAAGACGAAGACATTCTATAATTCAACCCTATAAAAAAATCACTATTAAGCGATGGTGGGTGCGGGTATAAAGTCAGCCGATGGGACAAGGGGCTGTGTGGGAACAACATAGATAGATAGGGGTGTTATTTCAATACTCTTAGTCAATCCAGTCTG